CGTCCGTCGAGTCAAGATACGCGACCATCCCCTCACGCAACGCATTCGACCCACCAACAGCCGTCCCCAACGCCGTGTCACGCGCCGACGCATCCGCAAACTTCATCACCGACTGATTCATAAGGAAATCGTTGACGTTCGCGGCGGTCAAAACTTCGCCGGTTAGGAACTCTCTGTAGCCTGACACACCTGCTCCTTAGAACGCTAGGACGTCGCCGCCGTTGAGTGTACTCGTTCCGATAATGAAGAACCCGTCTACGTCTGACGGCTGCATCCCGACCGTGGTGCGCCACCCGGCACCCACCGTGAAATCGTGGCGAACATTCAGGACGATACCTGACTCGGTTATCTGTGTGACGTTCGGTGGCGAGAACTCCACGATAATCGGGTCGCCCAACTCCAGCCCGAGCACGGCGGTGTTCGTGACGCGCTCCTGCGACACGCGCACCTCACGGACGGTCGGGCTAGGCCGGGAGCGACGCGTCAACTCAAAGTCGAGGCGGCGGTCCACGTCGGTGTCGTCAACCAGCAGCAGTTCCCCGAGGTCCAAGGCGCGGAACCCGAACCGCTCCAGCCCGAGCGCCGAAAACCGCTCCCGCCTGCTTCCGTCCCGTTCCCCAAACGCCACCGTCCGCAGACTCTCACCCGAAGTTTGACGGACCAGCGCCTCGTAAGGCACATCACCCCCATCATCCGACAGCACCACCGGGCTAGCCGTCACCGCAAACAGCCTGTTCCGGAACGTCAGGTCACCCTCCCTCCCGACAAACAGCACCCCACCCTCCGACCGGGCCACCGTGTTCAGATACTGCACGACGTTGCCTGTGGCGGTGCCTGCTGCGAGGGTGGAATCCCCGTTGGCGATAGCGGTACCTGCCGTCCAGAACCGCGAGTCCGACGCCAGCACGTCCTCCACCCGCGCACCCGAATCAGCCTCCCCAAACGCCTCGCCTGCCGGGGGGAACTCTGCCAGCGCAAGGTCCGAAAGGCGGTCCGACGCACGAACCTGCACCACCGCATCACCGGACGGGTCGAAGGCGAGGTCGATGTCGTCCACCACCCCGGCAAACACCTGAATGTCGTCGGCCCACACGTTCAGCGACCGGGCAGGCTCCACACCGGGGAACAGGTCAGAGGCCGGGTTCAGCGGGTCCAACTCCCCATCCCGATTTCGCAGGGTCACAGAAGCCTGTCCTGCACGGGTCGGCTCAATCGCATCCTGACGGCCCCGCTGCACAGACAGGGACACCACCCGGTCCGACACGTCAACCGGCACCTCCCCGACGCCAAGAAAGTTCTCGTCCAGCACGCCGAACTGTGCCGAGTCCAACTCGAACAGGACAGCCTTCCCATACTCCACACGGACGGTCGTCATACGGTCACAACCTGCGACAGCGCACCGTTCTGCCGGGTGTAACGCCGAAGCGCTTCCACGACGGCCTGCGGGTCCGCGCTCGTCACCGTCACGTTGATAGTCGTCTGCCCGCCGAACCCGTCCACCTCGTCCAGCGGGATAATCAACTCCGGCCCCGCCTCACCCACGACACCGAGCGTCGGCCCGGTCACCAGACCACCCTCAGCAAAGAACGTCGGCATCCCCGGAAGCGTGATACGGCCCGGATCGGCAGGCCGCGGCGGAGTCGGCGTCGGAGCACCATCACCCCCACCCCCGGTCGGACCCTGCCCGCCCGACGGCGGCGTAATGAACGTCTGCTCCCCCGTCAGCGACACGTTCGGACGCGTCCCGATAGCCCGCTCAATCATGTCCGCGATACGGTCCAGCACCGACTGCAACTCCGGGATCGTCGCCTCCACCGCCCGAACAAACTGGCGGGCAGCCTCAACCCCAGCGCCGAAGAACTGCTGCGCCGCACCCTGACCGGCACGCCGCGACGCCGCCTCAACCGCCTGCACCATCCCGTTCGCCTGCTGAATCGCAGCCTCCCCACCCGCCATCAGTTCCGCAGCAACCCGGGACCCCGTCCGAGCACCCAACTCCGCGATCTGCCGCACGACGTCCATCGACGCCCCCGCCTCCCGCAGCGCATCGATCTGCGCCGCGAACCCCTCCGCAGAGTCCACGCCGGTCTGCAGGAAGTCGAGGAACGACTTCTCGTTCCGCTGCGCCTCGTCGAGCGCGTCAGCCGCGTCCTGAATGCGCGTCTCGTCGCCCGACTCCACCGCACGCTGATAGTCCTCCTCAGCCCGCGTCACCGCCTCGAGCGCGTCCGTCTGCCTCGACACCGCATCCGACAGCGTGTTCCCCGACCGGATACCCCCCGCGATAGCGTCCCGATACTCCTCAAACTTCCGGCGCGCCTCATCCAGACGCCGGTTCCCCTCCTGCAGCGCCGCGTCGATTTCCTGCCGAACCGCCTGCGCCAACGCCTGCGCCGCCGACGCCGTCTGGTCCGTAATCTGACCGGCGGCCAGCAGTTCCCGCGAGAACTGTGCGATGAGGTCCCGGGCCTTCGACACGCCGACGTTCTGCTCGTTGATCTGCCGCAGTTGGTCACGCATCGCCGCCGTCAGCCGGACGACCCTCGGACCGGCAGCACCCATCGCATCGCCGGTCCCGTCGACCGCGTCGGCAAGGTCAGCGTTCGCCGCCTCCAACGCCTCAGCCGCCGCAGCCGCCGCCTCGTTCTCAGCACGCGTCTCCCGGGCACCCTGCGCCTGCTGCTGGAACCGTTGCGCCTCGTTGTCGCTCTGCGCCTGCCGCGCACGGATAGCCGCCGCCTGATCCCGGTACGACTCCGCAAGCGCATTGTTCCCCGCAGCCGCGTGCTCCGCAGCCATCGCCTCGAGTTCCTGCGCCTTCGCCAGACCCGTCACATCGTCCGCAGCGTTTGACCATGCGATACCGGCGATGGCCGCACCGACGAGAACGAGACCACCCGTAGCGATAATCATCGCTCCCGACATCGCACCCAGCGCAGCCGTAACAGCGCCGATCGTCCCGATGAGTCCGCCGAGGGCGATACCGAGCGGGCCGACGATGGCGACGAACGCGCCAAACTTGATAATCATGTCCTGCTGCGCCGGCGACAGGTCCGTGAACTTCTTCACCAGCGACTCGAACCCGTCCACGATTCGCATGACGACCGGCATCAGTTCCTGCCCGAGTTCGATGCCCGCCGTCTTCAGGTTCGCAAGCGCCTGCTGAAACTGGAACGCCGACGTGTCCGCCGTCACGGAGAACGCGTCGTTCAGGACGCCGGTCGAGTTCGCCATCCCGTCGAAAATCTGGCGGGTCCCCTCGACGTTCGACCCCATCAGGTCGAGGACACCGGACAGCGCCCGGATGTTCCCGAACACCCGCGAGACCGCCTCGTCATTCCCCGACAGCGTCGACGTCAGCGTCTCGAGGACCGACAGCAGCCCACGCTCCCGCAACTGCTTACGCAGCCCCTCAGCCGACAGGCCGTAGTTCTCCAACTCCGTGTTCGCCTCAGCCGTCGGCTTCAGCAGCGTCGCCAGAATCTGCCGCAACTGCGTGCCAGCCGTCGCAGCATCCGTACCCGTACGCGACATCGCCGCGAACGCCGCACCGACCTGATCGAACTCAACACCCATCGCCGACGCGAGCGGCAGAACCTGCCCGATAGACCCGGCCAACTCCTGCGGCTCCAACTTCCCCAACCGAACCGCGTTCGTCAGCACGTCCGTAGCAGACGACGCCGACAGGACCGCCGACCCATACGCGTTCACCGACGACGTGACAAGGTCCGCAACCGTCGCCGTCTCCCCGAGGCCGACCGCCGACGCCTTCAGCGACGCCTCCAGCGTGTCGATGGCCTCCTTCCCGCGCAGACCCGCCGACGTGATGAAGAACAGCGCCTCCGCCGCCTCGTTCGCCGACTTCCCATACGTCGGACCCAGTTCCAGCGCCGCCCGCTCCAACTGGCCGATGTCCTCAGCCGCGACACCGACGAGACCCTGAATCTTTGCGAACGACGTCTCGAAGTCCGCCGCAGTCTTCACCGACGCAGCACCGACCGCGACAAGCGGAGCCGTAACCCGCCGCGCCATCGTCTGACCGGCACGCGACATAGTCCGACCGACATTCTGCATCCGGTCACCCAGACGCAGCATCTTTCCACGCAGCGTCTCGGCAGACCGCTCCAACGCATCCAGTTCGCGCCGCGCCCGCCGCAGGTCCTTCGCGTCAAAGTCCGCGCCGACGTTGATCCGAATGCTCATGAGCCACCTGCCGCGTCAAGCCGAGCGTTGAACTCACGCTCGAACCGTCGGATCGTATCGACCACGTCCCGCTCGATGCGGTCCCCGCCACGCTCCTCCCACGCCCGGTACAGCACACGCCCCTGCGTCGACGGGTAGCGGCCCGACACGTTCCGAACCATCGACACGTTCGACTTCCCGAGACCCATCAACTCGAACGCCGCAGCCGCCGGGTCATTCGACCGGATCGTCCACGCCGCACGCGACGCAGTACCCCGCCGGCGACGCCCACCCTGCCGAATGACGATAGACCGCTTCGCGTCCTCCGAGTTCCACTCGAGACGGTCATACGGCCACCTGCGGCCATACGGCGAGAATGAAGGCCGCGACCCCGGCGAGTTCACCGACCGGCCCCACCCCGACAGCGGCGGCGACGACGGAATCAGGTCCTTCGCCCGCTCCGCCACCGGCTTCAGCGCGTCCCGAATCTCCCGGTTCATCTCCTTCAGGAGGTCCGGCTCGAGTTCACGCATCAGCCGCTTCGTCGCAGCCAACCCGTAAATCTGCACGTCAAAGTCAGCCACGACGCTTCGCCGCCCTCTTCTGCTCCTTCGCCCGGTCCTGCATCACCTTCAGCATCGCCCGGAACACGTCAGGAGGAGCGTCGAGCAGGTCGTTCGGGGCGATACCCGTCGCCACCGACATCTGCGCGACGAGCATCGTCATCCCGTTCTTTATAAAGGGCTGTCGCCCTCCACCACCTCGACCGACTCGACGCCGTCAAGCCAACTGTCGAACGGCTTCACCGCCACACCAGCAACCTGCTGCGACTTCCAACCCAGCCAGTACAGGTGCTCCATCCGCTGCTCGGCGGAGAAGGCCTTCGGCAGGCCCATCTTCCACTCGCGCTCGAATGCCACCTGAGCCTTCGGGCCGACCTGATACTCGTTCGACTCGCCGTTATGAGTTACGCGCAGGGTGAGAGAAATCATGCACCAGTCCCTCGCGCAACCTGACCAACGACGGGCCACGTCACATCAGCGGTCGACAGTTCGCCGACAGCGCCGTTCAGCGCCGTCCACTCCGTGACCAGAACCGTCCCGGTGTAACGGGGCGCGGTGCCGGAAGCGACAACAGCGGTGCCGAAAGGCGCGAGGTCGAACGACGCGGTGCCACCGACGAGCGGCGCGATCGTGGCGTCAACCTCACCCGTGTCGAAGTCCTGATGGAACGACAGGGACAGGGTGGAGTCCTCGAGACCCGCAACGCGGGTACGGCCACCGTCACCGAACGCGGTCGTCTCGACCTCGTCGAAGTTCTGAGAAATCTCGACGCTAGCGATGTGGTCGGACAGGTCAACGCCGCCGAGCACAACCCCAACGTCCGTAAGAACGATGCGTGCCATTATTCCTGCTCCTCCG